ACATATACTACGTAGGAGAAGTTAAGTCGATAACTATACCGGAGCTCAAAAAAGAGTTTCCTTATATATCTAATGAGCAGCTAGAAAAAATTCAAAAGTTTCCAGGAAACAAAAGAATGATTCAAGGGTTTGAAAATTATGACAATAATACTGTTCAAGTATTATATTTTGAATATAAAACCTATGCTGATCAGGTATTTAAAATAAAAAAGACAGATAGCGGTTTAGAAAAAGCTATTGAAAAAACAGATCTATTTAATCCTCCTCCAAACGATAATTTTGAAAGAGTAGCGAGATCTATTGAGGTGTTGTATGAAGGAGCTAAAGTTATAGGTACTGATATAATGCTTAAATGGAATATGTCGGAAAATATGACTAGGCCGTTAGCTGATACCACCAGAGTAGAAATGAGTTACTCAATGTGCGCTCCCCGGATGTATAAAGGAGTTATACAATCGCTTATAAGTAAGTGTGTAGGATTTGCAGATGTTATACAATTAACTCATTTGAAAATACAGCAAGTATTAGCTAGAATGGTTCCGGACGGGGTGTTTTTAGATGTAGATGGATTAGCGGAGGTTGATTTAGGCAATGGTACGAACTACAACCCTCAGGAGGCATTGAATATGTATTTTCAAACAGGTTCGGTTGTTGGTAGATCAATGACACAAGAAGGGGATATGAACAGGGGTAAAGTTCCTATACAGGAATTATCAAGTTCATCAGGCATAGGCAAGATACAGGCGTTGATTACTGCATACAATTATAATATGCAAATGATTAGGGATGTAACGGGTTTAAATGAAGCGCGTGATGGCAGTATGCCAAATCCAGATTCTTTAGTTGGACTTCAAAAAATGGCTGCCAACGCGTCTAATACCGCTACAAAGCATATACAAGATGCCAGTATACAATTAACTTTAAGTACTTGCGAAAATATTTCTTTAAAAATAAATGACGTTTTAAATTTTCCATTAACAAAAAATTCGTTAATGAACAGTGTATCTACGTTTAATGTAGAAACCCTAAGAGAAATTGAAAATCTTAATTTGCATGATTTTGGTATATTTTTAGAAATGGAACCAGATGAAGAAGAAAGAGCAGAGCTGCAAAAAAACATACAGATATGCTTGCAAACAAAGGAAATTGATATTGAAGATTCAATAGATATTAATCAAATTAAAAACCTTAAGCTGGCTAATGAAATGCTAAAGGTAAAAAGGAAAAAAAGGCAGCAAAGGGAACAAGCATTAGTGCAGCAGAACATACAGGCACAAGCTCAAGCAAATGCTGAAGCCTCTGAAAAAGCCGCGATGGCTGAAGTGCAAAAACAACAAGCGCTAACCGCTGAAAAAGTTTCAATAGAGCAAGCAAAATCAAATTTTGAAATGCAAAGAATGCAAGCTGAAGCACAGATTAAAAAAGAGTTAATGGCAACTGAATTTCAATATAACTTGCAATTAGAGCAAATGAAAATGCAGCAACTGAAAGCTAAGGAGGACAATGCCGATGCCGCTAAAGCTAGAAGAATAGAAAAAGAAGGCACACAGCAAAGTCAAATGATAGAGCAAAGACAATCTAGAGGCATGCCTAAGGACTTTGAGAACGGCGAGCAGGGAGCTATGGGTGGTATGGACATGTCGCAGTTCATGCCCCAATAAACAAGTATTTAATAATTATATAATATCATATCATGAGTGAAAAAACAGAAGGATCTTTTAAGATCAAGTCTAAGCCAAAGCTAACTGAAGAGCAATTAGCGGCTAAAAACAGGGAACCTTTAATAGACATTCCCAGTAACGTAACAAAAGTAGTAATTCCTAAAGAACCCCAAGATGCCACTCAAGAGCCAAGCGCAAAGGAAGTGGATGTACATAAATCTTCTGAAGATAGCAAAAAAATGGTCGAAGAAGTATCCGAACCAGTTATCAAGGAAATTACCGAAGAAAGTAAAAAAGAAGAAGAAATAAAGCAAGAGCCCTTAGTTCAACAACCTGCATTACCAGAAAATATTACTAAGCTAGTATCATTTATGGAAGAAACAGGGGGTACTATGCAGGACTACATTCGACTAAATACTAATTACGACGATGTAGATCGTGACGTTTTAGTCAAAGAATATTATAAAAACACTAAATCTCATTTAAGTGCGGAGGAAATCGATTTTATGCTCGATGATAATTTTGCGTTTGATGAAGAAGTAGATGAGGAGCGAGATATCCGAAGAAAAAAACTCGCATATAAAGAAGAGGTTGCAAAAGCCCGTAAGTTTTTGAATGACACTAAAGATAAGTATTATGATGAGATCAAGTTGAACTCACCTAAATTATCTGGAAATCAACAAGAAGCTTCGGATTTTTTTAATCGATATAAAGAGGACCAGGAAAGAAACGTCGCTAATCACGAAAAGTTTAAAGCCAGCACTAATCAATTACTTAACAACGAATTCGAAGGTTTCGATTTTAATTTAGGTGAAAAGAAATTTAGATATGGTGTACAAAACCCTTCGCAGATAGCAGAAAAACAATCAGACATCAGTAATTTTATAGGGAAGTTCCTTGGAAAAGATGGTACGATTGAAGACACCGCAGGGTATCACAAGGCGTTGTATGCAGGTGCAAATGCTGATAAAATAGCAAATCACTTTTACGAGCAAGGCAAAGCAGATGCTATTAGAGATGTTGTGAACAAATCTAATAACACATCCAGTTCAGCTAGAAAAGCTGCGCCGGTGGACGGAGCAAGGTTTGGTGCATACAAAGTAAAATCAGTTTCTGGAGCGGACTCAACAAGACTAAAAATTAAAAAGTTTAAAAATTAATAACAATGAGTTTATTACCACAATTTGGGGATATAATCCCTTCACAATCACAGCAGATACTTAACACTAACTACCTACAATGGACACAAAACGGTGGTGCTGGTGCAACGCCTGCTAATTTCGCTGACTTTGCTCAGCAATATTTACCAGAAATTTACGAAGCTGAAGTAGAGCGTTATGGAAACAGAACGTTAGCTGGGTTTCTAAACATGGTTGGCGCTGAAATGCCAATGACATCTGATCAAGTAATTTGGTCTGAACAAAATCGTTTGCATATTGCTTATGATGACTGTACTTACGCCGCGGGAGCACCTACTGTATTAATTATAGGAGGAGGCCCTACCGCACAAAACGTAATGTCTATCAACGATACAGTTGTTCTTTTGGACACAGTAACAGGAACAGAGGCTAAAGCTGTTGTAATCGGAAGAACCGCGGGTGCAGCTGGTGTTGGAAGTGTTACTCTTCAATTCTATAACGGAAACGTATTGAACACTGCTGGATCTGTATTCACATCTGGTGCTATCAAAGTTTTTGTATATGGATCTGATTACTCTAAAGGTACTACTATTGGTGCTGGAGAGGGAAATTCAGCTGCTAGAATATCTGTAGAGCCAGTACTAACTCAGTACCATAACTCACCAATCATTATTAGAGATCAATATGTTGTATCTGGATCAGATACTGCACAGATCGGGTGGGTGAATGTAGCTACTGAAGACGGAACTGACGGATACCTATGGTACCTAAAAGCTGCATCTGAAACTCGCTTACGTTTCCAAGATTACCTAGAAATGGCTATGGTAGAAGGAGAATTAAATACAAATGCAGGAACAGGAGCTTATCAAGACCTACAGCAGCCAGGAACACAAGGTTTATTTGCGGCTATCAATGATAGAGGTAATGTACAAACCGGATTCACAGCCGCTAACGGACTAACTGAATTTGATGCAATTCTTAAAAACCTAGATACTCAAGGGGCAATTGAAGAGAACATGTTGTTTTTACAACGTCAAACTTCTTTAGATTTTGATGATATGCTAGCTGCAATCTCTAGTGGACAAACCGGTGGAGTTGCTTATGGTTTATTTGAAAATTCAGAGGACATGGCACTTAACCTAGGATTTAGCGGATTCCGTAGAGGGTCTTACGATTTCTATAAGACAGATTGGAAATACTTAAATGACGCATCCACTCGTGGAGGAATCACTGGAGTTAATTCAATTGAAGGTGTATTAGTGCCAGCAGGAACATCAACTGTTTACGATCAAATTTTAGGAACAAATATCAGACGTCCATTCTTGCACGTACGATACAGAGCTTCTCAAACTGACGACCGTAGAATGAAATCTTGGTTAACAGGATCTGTTGGTGGAGCTAGTACTTCAACTCTTGATGCAATGGAAGTGAACTTCCTATCTGAGAGATGTTTAGTAACGCAAGCTGCTAACAACTTTGTACTATTCAAAGGAATCTAAGGATTCAAGTGTAATTCTTACCCTCGTTGTAATAACGGGGGTAATTATTACTTTTATAAATTATTAAATTATATCATATTATGGCAAATAAAAAACCAGTAGCTAAGAAAGCTACGCAAGTAGAAGAGATTGTAGAAAAAGTTACAACACCTACTATAAAAGAAACAAAAGTAGAGTCCAAACCCCAATGGGAAATTAAGGATAGAATATACTACTTAGTGGGAGACAAATCTCCTTTAACATTAACAATACCAGGAAAGCACACAAGAAAGCATTCTTTGTTGTATTTTGATCCAGAAAACGGAAAGCAAAAAGAACTTAGGTATGCTACTAACCATGACTCGCCTTTCAAAGAAGAGCAAGAAGGAGAAGCAACATTGGGACATATAATGTTTAGAAATGGCGACTTAAAAGTTCCAAAAGAAAAACAAAATTTGCAAAAGCTACTTTCTTTGTATCACCCTTTAAAAGGAAGAATATACACAGAATTTGATGCTGTAGAAGAAGCCTATGATGATTTAGAATTGCTAGATATACAAACAGACGCGGCCGTATTCGCTAGAGAAATGGATATCGACGACGCTGAAGCTATATTAAGAGTTGAAATGGGTACTTCGGTAAACAAATTATCTTCTAAAGAAATAAAAAGAGACCTAAGATTATTCGCGAGAAGTAATCCTTATTTATTCTTAGAGTTAGCTCAGGATGAAAATGTAGGACTTAGAAATACAGCTATTAAAGCTGCCGAAGCAGGAGTAATTGTTTTGTCGCAAGATCAAAGAACATTTTCTTGGGGGTCTAACGGAAGAAAGCTAATGAATGTACCATTCGATGAAAACCCATATTCTGCAATGGCAGCATACTTTAAGACCGACGAAGGCGGGGAAGTATTCAGATCTATAGAAAAAAAGATTAATTAGTAGTTTTTAAAAAAAACACGTAATTATATTATAGATGGTGAATTAATTTTAGCCGGCTTCATCACTGGGGCCGGTTAATATTTATAACAAAATAAAGTAAAATGGCAGTAAACGTAAACACAGTATACCAAACAGTACTTTCTATACTAAATAAAGAGCAAAGAGGTTATTTAACTCCTGCTGAATTTAATAGAGTAGGCACTCAGGTTCAATTAGATATATTTGAAAAGTACTTTGATGACTTAAATCAACAGCTAAGGGTACCGCAAGCGGACGTTGACTATGCAGATAGAGTTATTAATCTTGATGAAAAACTGGCTATATTTAAAACATTTGGAGATGCGGAATATAACAACACAAGCAGCGCCCCTCTAGCGTACTTTACTTTGCCTACCACAAACGCTTATGGTGCTACTGTAGACTTTTACAGACTAGGCACGGTAGTATATGAAAACGATAAGGGTGATCAAATAGAACTGCAAAGATTACCTAGGACGGATTTTTATAACATAGAAAGATCTCCTTTAACAAAAGCAACAAAAAGTTTTCCTACGTATTTATACGAAAATAGAGGTAATGTGAGCGTTTCGGGTTCACCAATAAACAGTCACCTACAAAACGTTATATATGTAAATCCAACAAGCATAACAAGCAATATAAAGGTTGATTATATAAGAAAGCCTGTTTCGCCTATATGGGGATTTACAGCTGGGGCTAGAGGGCAATATATATTTAATGGCAATTATTTTAATCCTGCTCTTGGTACAGGCTCTATAGATTTTGAGCTACATGAATCCGAACAAGTTAATATTGTTACAAGAATATTAGCATACGCTGGAATAATAATACAAGATCCTTCTATAGTTCAAATAGCAAGCCAGCAGGCTCAGCAAGAAAATCAACGCTCAATAACTTAAGATATGCCTATACCTAATGGTGGTTTAATAACCGAAACTAACGAACAATACTATGCTGGAGCACAGCACTTTTACCTAGCTGATCCTACTTTAGTTAATTCAATAACAACTACATTTAACACGGATCTAATATTTGGTGATGATGATCCAAGTTTGCCTGGCTATGCTTTAAACAATTTTAAATTGTACAGTAGCCTTACTGGAATACCCGGTAGTTACGAAGAGTATACGCAAAGTTGGAACGTAATAGGGAACACTATAACTTTTATTACCCCCTTTATTTCGCCATGGAAGCCTTATATAGCTGTTCAGTTAAAAGCGCTAAATGGTGGCAACTTTGGAAACGAAGACGCTTTAGGAGACACAGTACAGGAGAATTACGGAAGTTATGCTTATACATCTTTAAACGATGTTATTAATAACTTTATAGTGGCTTATGTTGGCTCCGGTAAATTAATACCCAGTGTAAAAAGAACAGATTTAATATTTCACGCCAAAAGAGGATTGCAGGAATTTAGTTATGATACATTGAAAAGTGTTAAGTCTCAAGAACTTACAATACCTCCAAGCTTAGGAGTTGCAATACCACAAGATTATGTAAATTACACGGCTATATCTTATATAGACGCCTTGGGGGTTAAGCACCCCATATATCCCGCAAATAACCTAACGACTAGTCCATACGAAATTCCGGTACAAGATAGTGCGGGGCAACCAACTCAGGATGCGCTAGGTGACAATATCGAAGGAACCTCTATAACAAATGCTAGATGGGCCGAAGCAAATGATAGGCTTTTAAACGGAAATATTACTCTACAAGATTACTGGTCTTACGATAATTATCTAACTGGTAATCCTTTTTATGGGCAAAGATATGGTAATGAACCACAATACGCTCAAAGAAACGGGTGGTTTAATATGAATGAAAGAGATGGTACAATAGCTTTTTCTTCAAATTTAAAAGATCGATTAATAGTACTTGAATACATATCTGACGGATTAGCGTATGATTTGGATTCTAGGATACCTAAGATGGCCGAGGATGCATTATATGCTCATATACTATATTCTAT